CCTCGCCTTTTATCGCAAAGGAAAGTCATTGAACGGAAAGGAAAAGGTCATGACCGACCGCGCATTGAAACGATCGTCAAAGATGCAGCCGGATCGTATGGGCCCGAAGTGGCGCACTGGGCTGGAAAAGTGCTCCGAGTGGAGCTCATGCCCTGGCAACGTCACGTACTCGATGCACAACTATCTGTTGATGCAGATGGTCGATGGTGCAACGGCTTGTCACTCGTCAGCGTTGCACGACAAAACGGCAAAACGGTTGCGCTCAAAGCTTTAGTCGGTTGGTGGTTGACTCAGTACGCCAAAGATGCTGGGCCGCAAACAATTCTGACTACGGCGCACCGGCTCGATTTAGCGACCGCACTGTTTCAAGATTTGGCGCCAGTGCTTGAAGCCAAATTTGACGTCAGGGCCGTATGGGCTTACGGTCGCAACAGCATCAAAATCGGTGACAGCGTGTGGCACGTCAAAGCAGCTCGACCCTCAAGTGGTCACGGAATGTCATGTGATCTAATCGTCGTTGACGAACTATTTGGCGTCGATACGGAAACGCTTGACATCGGTCTACTGCCAACACAACGCGCCAAACTAAATCCGCTGTGCTCAATGTGGTCAACCGCTGGCACCGAAGATTCCGAGGCAATGATGCGTTGGCGCGAACAAGGCATCCGCGCAATCGATGAAAACAGCAACACAAATATCTACCTTGCGGAATATTCGCCACCGCCAGATCTGGAACCGATGAGCGAAGCAGCTTGGGAATACGCCAACCCGGCGCTCGGACACACGCTAGATATTCGTACCATTGAACGTGAAGCCAAATCGCCCAATCGTGCAGGCTTTCTACGCTCAAGTGTAAATCTATGGGTACAAACAGAAAGCGCATGGCTGTTGCCTGGGCTCTGGGAAACGTTGCGCTCGGATTCACCTATGTTGCCTGGCGGAGTCCTCGCAGTCGAAGTGTCACAAGACGAAGGTCGCTACGTAGCAATACGTTGCAACGCCAACTCTGCTGGGATCCTGACTGCGACTGTCGCGTTCATGTGCGAAACACTGGCTCAGGCATTCGAGCAAATCCGCATACAACTACGCGACAACCCAAACCTGGCAGTTGCCATCAGTCCGACACTTGACATGCAATGCCCCACCGACCTGCAACGCAAACGCACAGTTGTCGGGTATCAAGAAATAAAGCGCTACACATCAGCAGTCAAACAGATGATTAACGAAAAACGATTGGCGCACACCGGCGAAACAATGTTGGCAGAACACATTGGTCGAGCTGTTGCAGTGCAGACACCAACCGGCATAGCGCTTAGCTCCAAACGCAGCTCTGGCCCGATTGAGTTGGCTCGTTGTCTCGTATGGGCCGTAGGCATGGCGTCACGCCCGCGTTCAATGGTGACACGACCTGTCATTGCATCGAGCGCCTAGACTGACGAGCCATGGCATCACTATTCAGCTTGAAGCGCGGCACACCCAATCAGACTCAGGCGCGCATCGGCGCTGCCGGGGCTGCAGGCGACCCCTACGTCGGCAACTTCATGACTTACACCGTGGACTTCACACGGTCACAGGCCATCCAAATACCGACCATCAGCCGCGCACGCGACCTGCTGTGCGGCATGATCGGCTGCCTACCAATCCACCAATACTCGAAGCAGTGGATTGACGACGATTACGAGGATGTCGAGCTGCCCGATGACACGTGGTTCCATCAGCCCGACCCCAACGTCACACGCAACTTCATCCTGAGCTGGACTGCCGATGACCTGTTTTTCTACGGTCGCGCATTCTGGGTAGTCACCAGCCGATTCGGCAACGGATTCCCGGCGACGTTCACGTGGATTCCTGCATCGAACGTGCAGACACGCGACCAGGCAGGCCCAATCTATTTCGGTGTCTCCAAAGAGGTGTACTTCAACGGCACGCTGCTCAATCCGAATGACGTGGTGCAGTTCCTGTCACCGATTCAGGGCGTGTTGAGCGCCGGTGCACGCTCGATCCGCACCAACATCAACCTTGACACGAGCGCCGAGCGGTTCGCACGCAACCAGACGCCTGCAGGCGTGTTGAAGCAGACCGAGGGCGAGCCGTTGAGCGCCGAGGAGCTGAGCGAGCTTGCTGCAGGGTTTGCAGCTGCACGAAACAACAACGCGATTGCTGCGCTCAACCAGTACGTCGATTGGAAAGAGTCGTACATGGATCCGAGCAAGTTGCAGCTGACCGAGGCACGCACCTATCAGGCGCTCGAGATGGCGCGCCTGGCAAACATTCCGCCATACCTGGTCGGCGCTCCGACCGGCGGCGGCATGACGTATCAGAACGCCCTTCAGGCACGCCAAGATCTTTATCTTTTTGGGGCAAAGCCCTACATTGATTGCATTGAGTCAACGCTGTCAATGAACAACGTGACACCACGCGGTCGTTACATTTATCTCGACGTCGAGTACTACTTGGAGGAAGCAAACGAGGTGCCGGGGGCGGGTAACGCTGCACCCTCCCCGGCGCTACCCTCTCAGGAAGGAAACACATGATCAAGCTCACCGCGACCGACACCTTCATCATCGCCGAGGAAGGCGAGACACCGCGCACCATCTCAGGCGTCGCAGTGCCTTGGAACACCGAGGCGACCGTCAGCGATGGCACTCGCGTGAAGTTCGAGCGCGGCAGCCTCGCCACCAGCGGCAAGAACCCCAAGCTGCTCAAGTACCACGACGACACCAAGCCTGTAGGCGTCGTGACTGGGCGTGTGGATTCCGAAAAGGGCATGCTGTTCACGGCCCGAATCAGCGCCACGTCAGAGGGCAACGACATGCTTGAGCTGATCAAAGATGGCGCGGTCGATGCCGTGTCGGTCGGCGTCAACCCGGTGGATTTCAGCTACGACGACCAGGGCACCATGGTCATCTCCAAGGGTGACTGGGTAGAGTTGTCGCTAGTCACCGCACCTGCATTCCGCGGTGCTACGATTACAGAGGTTGCAGCGACCGAATCCAAACCGACAGAGGAGCTACAACCAATGACCGACAAGATCGAGACCGCCGCAGCAGTTGCTGAAGTTCCAGCCGCTGCACCAGCCGCACCAGTGTGGGCTGAAGCCAAGAAAGAGTTCAAGCTCCCGTCGGCTGCTGAATACATGAGCAAAGTGCTTCGCGGTGGCGCTGACGCGCAACAGTTTTTTGCCAACATCAAGGCCGCTGCGCCTGATGTGGTCACGACCGACACGCCTGGCATCTTGCCAGAGCCGATTGTCGGCCCGGTGTACAACAACTTCCGTGGCCTGCGCCCGGTCGTCGATGCAATCGGCGTCAAGGCAATGCCAGGTGGCGGCAAAGTGTTCCGTCGCCCCGAAGTCACCACGCACACCACGATCGGTGCCAGCAACGGCGAAAACGCCAACCTCGACTCAGGTACGTTTGTTGTCTCAAACAACAACGTCACCAAGGGCGTTTACGGCGGCTACGTTCGCCTGTCGGAAGAGGACATGGACTGGACTGAGCCCGAAGTGCTTGGCCTCCTGCTCGATGACATGGCGCGCATCTACGCCAACGAAACCGACAACGTGGCAGCAGACGACCTGCTCAGCGGCACGACACAGACGGAAGTGCTTGCAAACACGAACGATGCGGCAGAGTGGATTGCATTCATCTACAACGCCGCAACTGACATCTTGTCGGCCAGCAACGGCAACCTGCCGACGCACTTGTTCCTCAGCCCCAACTACTTTGCGCACCTTGGTTCGCTCGTAGATGATGCAGGCCGCCCATTGTTCCCGAACATCGGGCCAATGAACGCGCTTGGCACCATTTCGGCAGCCAGCACCGCAATGAACGCATTTGGTTTGACCGTGGTTGTTGATCGCAACTTCGCAACTGGCACTGCAATCGTCGGTCACCCGGATGGCTTTGAAATCTTCGAGCAACAGAAGGGCGCAATCCAGGTCGAAGCTGCTGACGGATCGCTGTCGCGTTACATCAAGTTCCGTGGCTACTTTGCCACGCTCATGATTGACGCAAGCAAGTTCGTCAAGCGCGTCGCAGCCTGATCTAACTAGTTCGCCTCCTCCAAGCGACTAACGCCGTGGCGACGTATACCATCACCCACTCCCAGGTGATAAGTAACGTCGCCACGGTGCAGGTCTTGCAACAACCCGAATTCGAGGTTGGGCAGTCAATCACGATCAGCGGCCTGTCAGGTTTCAACGGCACGCACGTCATCACGGCGCTGCCCGAGTACTACTTCACCGGCGTCAGCGACCAAGGCGACTACGAATACGACACCGCGCGCATCATCCTCAACCAAATCCAATTTGCGCTCACGGCAGCCGACCAGGAGCGCGCAGCCGCGTCAGGCAGCCTCACGTACTCGGTTACGTGCACGTGGATTGCCCAGGGCGACCTTGAGGACTACCTCGGCTACACCTTTACGAGCCCAAGCGCCGATTACGACATCGCCACGATGGCGGTTGGTGCAGCCAACGCATTCGCATTCCGTAGGCGTCAAGAATCGGGCTATTGGGATTCTCCGAGCACCGTGCCGGGGCTTGATGTCAAGCTGGGCACGACGATGTATGCAGCTGTGCTGTACCGCGAGAAGGGCAGTGTCGAGGGCTTGGCGTCGTTTGATCCGTTGGCTGTTGGCGGCCCGGTGGCAGGCAACTTCGGTCAAATAATGCGCCTGCTCGGTGTCAATAAACCGCAGGTCGCCTGATGCCTGACCAGCTGTTCAAGACTGGCTATGACCAGCTCGTGACGACGCTGCAGGCCATCACAGGGCTGAAAGTGTTTGATGATCCACGTACACTGAACCCACCATGCGCATTGGTTGAGGCTCCGACGATTTCGTTGAATACCAACGTC